CAACCAATTGTTCGTCCGAATCTCTAAATGTGGGGTATTGCGTTAACAACTCAATAACCACCGTTCTTGTTTCTTGTTTCATTTGTCCCTACAAATATAATTATTTTATTATTAAAATTGTATTGGTGGCAAACTTTCTTTATACATCGTGTATTGCCCCTCGTATGTCGTTGGTATTGTTGCACATTCCCCGTTCCTATTTTTCGAGATAATCAATTCCGCATCTTCGATTTGTGGCTTTTCTTCTTCGTAATACGCGGGTCGGAAAGGAAACATAACAACATCGGCATCTTGTTCAATCGCACCTGATTCGCGAAGGTCTGACAACAACGGGCGTTTGTCTGCCCTATCTTCTGGCTTCCGTGACAACTGTGCCAATACAATAATTGTACACTTTAATTCCTTGGCCAATAATTTCAAACCGCGCGATATTTCTGCAACTTCTTGTTCACGGCTTTGCTTTGTTCCTTTCATGAGTTGCAAATAATCAATCACCAACAAATCCAATCCTTTTCGTGCTTTGTGTAACCTTGCCTTTGATTTGATTTTTTCCAAATCCCCAACGCGGTCATCGTCAATAAAAAATTCAATTTCTTGATGGTTGGCAACATGAATGATTTTTTCAATTTCTTGTTTGGTTAAAACCCCGTTTCGCATTTTCCAATTTTCTAAATACCCAATCAATGACACATACCTTTTTGCCAATTGTTCTGAACTCATTTCAAGTGAAATGAATAACGCCTTTCCACCTCGTTGTGCAAATTCCTTTGTAAGTGTTAAAGCGATTGCGGTTTTACCCATTCCAGGTCTACCCGCCATTACAATCAAATCCCCATCATTGTAACCGCCCAAATACTTATCCAAGAATTTCCATCCCGTTTCCTTTCCAACCAATTGACCGCCCTTTTCTGCGTTTGCAACAATTTGATCCACCACTTTGTTCGTAACCTTTACGATGCTTTCTGGTTCTTGTTGTGTTGAAAATGTGGTACTATTCAACGCGTTTTGAATATCCTCTATTAATTCACCAAGTTCTTTAGTGGTGTCAATTGCCGATATGCTTTCAACCAACTGTTCTTTGATGTATGTGTACTCCAACTTTTTTAAGTGTGGTTTCACATTGGTGATTCCACTTGCGTTCTGTTGTAGCGTTATTACATCAATGAATTCTTTGTTGGTAAAATGGGGCATCAAAGTGAGATAGTCAATTTCTTCGTTACCATAGTAAAGTTTGGTAATAACCTCAATGACCTTTTTACACAACGGGTCTTTGAACCAGTTTTGATTTATCTGTGGCAAAAAGTGCCTTGCATCCGCATAGAAAAGAATGTTGCTAATTAACATTTGTTCAGTGTTCATAGTGTTGCAATTTTAGGTTGTTTCGTTGATTGTGTTGTAATTTTTTTGTGATTTGGTTCCCATGTTCGCACTGATGCCTTCCAATCTTTCATTGAGTTTTTGCCAACCTTCCATCCGTTTGATTCGTAATGGTCATAAAAACGATTGGCAACATTATTCATTCCGCGTTCTTCCATGTACGCTTCCAGTTGCTCAATAGTTGGCTTTACAAATCGCTTTGGTTTTTCTTCTATTGGTTTATCTATAACTACATTATCAATTATATTTTCATTTTCATTTTCCATATGTTGAACATATGATAAAGATGTGTCAATCATATCTTCTTTCTTTTTACGGTTATTACGCCTTGATTCAGAATACGCCTTTCGTTTTTCAACTTCTTGTTCTAACCTTTCATTGTAATAAAGCCCCGCCCCGTCCAAGGCAAACTTTTCAAATATATCTTCGTCATGTGTGCCACATATCTTTAACATATCTTTTTCGGTTAATCTACCTTTTTGGTGTTGGGCGCATATCAAGCGAATAAACTTTCCAACTTGCTCATTGTCCATGAACATTGTACCAGTCAAAAAATCACTGGAATAAAATAGGAATGCAGGATCCTTTGACATTTCATTTAGATAAAAGGTGTTTCAAAATAGAGTTGTGAATTTCTTGGATGTTTTCAGGCGTTCCCCAATTTTTACAAGCAATGTCGATAATAATGTTTCGACCTTTAATCATGTACAAATCATCCGTGTGGAATTCGTAATCGTGCCACCATTTGTGGTTCATGTAAACTGCAATCGTGCAAATGTTTTTGTTTACTGTGGTTTGTGTTGTGTATGTGTTTTGCATAAAAAAAATCCCCATCAAACGGCGGTGGTAGAAGCACACGCAATTCAACAGGGATAAAAGTGGTTTAACTTTCGGTATCTTCTACATACCAGTTAACGCAACAAATATACAAAAAAAGATTATCTTTGCAACAATCCGTTCTTGTTATTTGTCATTTCATGGGATTAGTGGGGGGATGCCGATGCCCCCCATTTTTTGTTTCATACAAGGCCACCATTGCTATAAATAGAAATCCGAATCCAATACCACCCGCAATGATTTGTGCGGTCTGTGGATACTTTACAATACACCATCCATAAGTCAAACCGCTGATGATGGTTAAAAATACAATGATGATGTTTCTCATTTGTAGATGTTTTCTTCTTTTTCGATGTAATAAGTGATTCCATAAACAATCATGGAAATCATTACCATTGCCAATCTTTGGTCTTGTGTCCATTTTAACGCGTTGTAATCGCCTAAAATGAATGAAATGCACACATACACCACCCATACAATTAAAATCGTTCTAATGGCTTGTTTCATTTGATTACCTCCATCGTTGGTTGTTTTGGATGAATCGGCTTGTAATGTTGATTACATATGGCGATTGTAACTGGGTGTTCCATGTCGATATCCCATTTTTGAATAATAAACTGAATGACATCCCTAATAACCACGCTTGGCTCTGGATCAGGATTGTTTTCCGCGATATTCATTAATGATATTAACAATTCTAATTCGCGTGTTAATTCATACGGGTTAACCCTTTTTTGATTAAATCCCGAATCGTATTGGGTTAGCGCATCAATTACGATTGTTGAAACTGGTTTGTTTTGTAAAAATGCAATTTGATGTAAATGTGCTTTTTGCCATTCCGTCATGCGTAAAGAAAATCTGCATGTTTTGTTTTTGTCCCAAGGTTTTTGATTTGTCATTTTACCGCTTTTAACATTATAGTGTCCTCATTTTGAAGGTACTGGGCGGGTTCGTAAACTTCCCCCGTTTGTTCGTTCAAGAAAATACCAAGGTTCATTTGTTTGTAGGCGTGTTGGTGGAGTTTTTCGCGTTCCTTTAACTCTGCCCGTAATTCCATCACTTGTGGAATGTGGTCGTAGTTATACCGACCCCCACCCGCCTTGCGTGTGATTTCGTAGCCGTGGTACACTTGCCCATGCCACTTACCCGCTTCGGTCAATGCAAGGGGTTTTACTTGGTCCTGAAAGTTCTTGATGGTATCCGCCAATTCCTTTAATTCAATGTGGAATTGTAGGGGGCAGTAATTGCCACCCCCTACTTCCAACATCGTGTCCGATAGTTGTTCAATCATTTTTTTCATACAAACCTAAATTTAACGATGTTCTTGTTTGCATTTTGAACCCTTACCACTTCAATCAATCCCGCCTGGTCATACATGCGGATCCAATTTCGCAGTTCGTAAACATTGTACTTTTTGCAAAGATTCAATAGTTCATCATCGTATCTGTAAATCCATTGGTTTCCGTAAAACCTTTGCAAATCATCCATGAAATCCCGTGTTGATTGGCGAACCCTCCAACCTCGGTTTTGTTTTGGTTTTTCATTTGGGAATAACTTACCCAAAATTTCCATCGCCTTTTTCAAGGTTTCCAAATCACTCGGTGTGAATTGGTTGAATAATTGTTGTTGTGTCATATCGTTATTTGTCATAATGGTTAAAATGGTAAATCATCGTGTGAAACTGGTTTTAATTGTGCCAGGGTGTCTTGACCATCTACCACGAATTTTTCAAACACTTGGGCGTAGGCAAGTATCTCGTGTAATTTGATGTCACCATTGATGACCAAATCACCTGCAACCTTCAATACACTCATACGGGTAATGCGTTTGTCCGTTTCGGGATCCTTTGCCTTTGGCGTGAACGACTGCGCACCTGGTTGTGCCATCACGGGTGCAATCTTGTAGTAAATGCGGTCTTTGAATTCCTTGGATGTGATGGTGTAATCGGTTTCCACACCCACTTTGAATTTGGTTTGATCCGCACTTTTGGATGCGTACTCACCCGAATCGCCATTGGCAAAGGTGATTTCAAATTTGTACAATGTGCCGTACTGCCCATTGTAAGTTCCGTTGGCAGTCACATTGGTTACTGCGCTTCTTTTTTGTTGTTCCATACTATTTTGTTTTTTAATTGGTAGTTTAGTTTTGTGAGAATCTCAAATTGTTTTTCCATTGAAAGGCCGTTTCGTTTGAATTGGAATTTCCATGTGGTAACTGTTGCGTAGTTGGCGTGTAATAACTCCGCCAATTCTTTGTTGCTTTTGTTAAATACTTGTGTTAGTGCTTCGTGTGTTGTCATTTATGATGATGATTTGATGTGCTTGTCCGAGTGTGAACAACTGCCAATCCTCATGCCCTTCAAAGGTTATGGAATAAGTGCCGTTGTTTTGGTAGTGCTTTTCAATGATGTTGATGTTCTTGTATGTTCTGCGTTGTAAAATGGTTTCAACCGCATCCAATTCAAAAAGAGTTCTAAAATATAAAGTCATATAGTTCCCTCTATTGTCATACCAAAGTGAAACGCTTCGGTGTATGTCATTTGCCCTTCAATCTTCACTTCCCACAGTATCATGTGGTCATCGTGCATGAGTTTGGCATCCACACTCCATGGCTTTCTGTATTGGATGATGTAATCTTTCATCTTGTCCAATTGCTTTTGCGTAATCCAAAGTGTTTCTATCATTTTGCTTTGCCTTTATACATTCTGCGTTGAACCAACATTTGAGTGAACTCATTGAATTCGGGGATGTATTCATCCTTTTCAAACTGGTATGGGGTTGCTTCTTCGATTTGTTCAAAACGCTTGTTGTTGCGTTTGATGCAGTGCCATGAATAACCAATGGCAAATGCGATGGGTGTTCCGATGATTAAGTAAATGATATCCATGTTATTTGTCTTTTCAAAAATAGGTTAAAGTATTTGCAATTCCAAATTAAATGCGTTTTAATATAAAATCAAACGCTTCGTGTAAAGTGACTGTGCGGTAAATTTCAGCCATGCGAAAGGCGTGTTCGTAGGTTGGTGCATACCATGTTTTGGTGTACAATTCCTTTCCGCTTTCTGTGCGATAAACGCATTCGTAAATGTTAAGTGTCATTTCCATGATGCAAATATACATTTGATATTTGAAATTCCAAACACATACACAAATAAAAAAAGGGATTTTACCCCCTTTCTTTTGTGAATGGTTACTTTTCCTTTGTAAGTGACTTCAACATTTCAATCAAACGGGGGCAAGGATACACATCCGCCTTGTCCGCACGAACTGAATTGTGGGTGAATACACCTGATTCGTTCTTTAATGCCCGTTTGGTTACAACCCAAATATCCTCATTGTAGGTTAAATCAATGCCGTACTTTTCATTCCAAAGAATCAATAAGTCCTTCACGGATTGAATTTGTTCGTCTGTGTATTTGTGCCACAACTTATACCCTTTGTAGGCCGTTGACAATTCGGTTACTTCATCCGATGGTATTTCACCACCCACATAGTTGTAATACTTTGTGCCTTTTTTGGTGATTGGTCCCCAGTTGCAAACCTCAATGCCAATGGATGTTCTATCCAAAGGAAGGTAAGGGCAACCATGCCCCATGAAATGCTTTGTGCCTAACCCTAAATGGTACGCCCAATACTCACTGCCAAACCCTTGAACGATTGTGCCGTCTGTTGAGATGGCAACGCAAGTGGCAACCTTGTTGGCAACTTTTTCCCAATACGCAAAGGTTTGTTCACCGCTTCCATTTCCCGCGGTGTGGTGTAAATACACCTGGGTCTTTTTAACCGCTTCGCGATTGTATGCTCTGAATGGTACTTGTTTAATTTTCATCTTGTTTTTTACTTGCCCCAAAATAGAATGATACTACCATAGTCACGATGGATGTAACACCACCCGCAATGGTAAAATAAATGTCCTTTTGATCCGTTGGGAAATCCCAAAAGATAATTGAAAATAGAATGGCATAACTCAATGCCAAAATTAGGATGGCTACAATGCCCGTTACATTAGTTTTGAATCTGTCCATTATCCTTGACCCACACTGGGCTTTTTTGATTTGTGTTTATTGATGTGCTTGGTGTGTCTGCCCAACTTCTTCTTGGGCTTCACACGAAATGTCGTTGTGTTGGTTGCCTTTGCCATTACATCCCGTTTAGTTTTAGCATATTGTTCAAACTCAATGTGTCCATTTCCGCCAACGCCGTATCAACTCCCATGAACATCATGGTCTTTGCATACTTTTCCGCCTTGGCTTGTGCCTTGGCAACATCTGCTTTTAACGCTTCTTTTTCTGCAACCTTTGATTCAACCATCTCCGCGTTCATCGTTTGAGCCATTTTGGTGACTTCTCCCGCACTTTGAATGTTTTTTGATACCTTGTTAAGCAACGCGTCTATTTCGTCAATCTGCGGGCTTGGTTTGGCGTTGGCAATTGTGAACACATAACCAGTGATAAACAATGCACTAAATACGATTAAAAGATTTTTCATAGTTTTTTCATTGTTTGCATGATGCGTATTTCGGTCATCGTTGCCGCCAAACACGAATCGGACTTTTTGAGGGCGTATGTGAGTTTGTCAATCTTAATATCCAACGCTTCTATCTTTTGGTTTGCCTTTTCAATTTGTTCTTTATAGCCCGAACGAAGGTCAAAGTAAAGATAAGAAACGGCCAAAAGCATACAAAAAGCAACGGCAGCAATTGGGTTTTTGCGAAATTGGTCAAACGACACGGGCAACGCATTGGGTTTAACTTTTGGTGTTGTCATCTTATGCTACTGGCGGAAATGGTGGTGATGGTGCTGGTATGTATTCGGCTTCGGGTAAATCTAAAACCCAAGCGTATTCAGTGATGGCAACTTCGGGCTTGTCTTGGTCTGACAAAAACAAAAACCAAGTGCCGTCAATATCTTGTACGCAATTAAAAAACTCATAGGGCGTATAAAACTGCCCTTGAATCTGCTCGTATTGTTCGGGGGTGAGTGTGTAACCTATCATTATATGCTTATTAAAGGTAATTTACTCCAATGAGTGACATCTTGAATTAATGTCCCATTTTCAGTCAGCCAAAAAAACTTGCCTTTTTCTTGAAATTCCATTCCATCTTCAAGGTCGTTCATTTTACAAACATGCCAATTTGGAAGCCCGTATTGTTTTTGGTCTATTCCGTAAACCAATACATATTGGTCATATTGTGGTAAATCTAAATTGGTTTTTATTTTAATTAATTTATTTGTCATACAAAATATATAATTATACTTGACGGCTTAAAGTTGTTTGAAACGCTTGTACTGCGGTGTAAAAGTTGGATGCTTGGGTGTCGTCTAAGCCGTCACCGATGGATGCAAAAGCGCATTGATGAGGTGCAGGCAATCCTACAACGCCATTGTTGTTTGCAGCACCAATCCAATAATTAAGATTTGGCATTGCAAATGTATTTGATATTGTATTAGTTGCCAATAACGAGGAATTTTGATATAGTTTTTGACTTGTGCTAGAAGTGTGTGCGCCAATATGAAGCCCTAAAGTATTTGTAATGTTTGTATACGCTGCGTAAGCTGGATAACTACCAGACAAAAATACTTTGTTACTAACCGCATTAAAATAAACTCCCAAATCTGAGATTGCTGGTGATATTTCCCCACCGATATTCCAATAATTACCAGAACTGTTTTGAGTTCTTGAATAAAAAGAAATGTGATGATTTGAACGAGTTAAATTTGAATTTGCATTTAACCCCGTATTCATATACGCACTTGTTCCGTTTGGCGTTACACCCGTACTCGCAAAAGTCCAACCACTTGTAAAACTACCCGTAAAACTTGCACTTTTTAAGTTTTGCGCACAGGCTGCCGCACTTGCCCCAACCATTGGATAAATGGCTTTCATCGCAGACCAAATCCCCGCACTTTTCAAATCTGCAACCAAAGTTTTTGTGGCGTTTTGTTCGGTTGTGGAAAGTGAACCACCCGCAGCAATTACACGATTGTAATACGCTAACCAATCAGGGTCAACGCTTACAATCTGTGATGCTATTATTCCGTTTGTTGCAAGTATCATTATGCTATATCTCCAAATAAATATGCTTCTGTTCCCGAAATAAATACCAAAGTTGCACCGCTATATTGAGCGTTCAATTTCAACTTTGCACCATTGCTTCGGATTGTCATCCCACTACCCGCCACAACCGTTGTTTGACCCGCACCATATTGCGCCAACAAGATTTGTGTACCCGCTGAAAAAGTTGATGCGGGAACGGTTAGGTTGTTTGCACTTGCAACATTCATTTCAACCAATTTATCGGCATCAGATGCAACCAATGTATAGGATGCCGTTTGTCTGTTTGCCGTTACAAGTTTATTGGTTTTAGAATCAATCTGTGTTTGTGCATTGCTTGTAAGCGAATTGATGTATTGGAATTCAGTGCTTGTAACCGACCCGTCGGCAATGGCAGTTGCATCAATTCCCGTTGCGGGTGCTACGCTGATATTTCCACTACCCAACAAACTTGTTGAATTGATGGTCTTAATGTTGGCTGCAGATACCAAAACATCTTGCTTACCTGTAAACTGCGTTTGGATATTGTCGGTCAACCCGTTTAAATAATCAAATTCCGCATTACTGATTACTCCCGTGCTAATTTTGGAAGCATCAATCCCACTTGGAATATCACTTGCCGATAAGTCCGAACCCGCAGTTACCAAACCTTTGGAATCGTATGTAATTTTGGTTTTTGTAGATGCCGTAATCGCGGCGTTTTCATCAACCTTGCCATCCAACGCGGTTTGCAAATCGGTTTGATTTGACAAAGTACCCGTGATGGATCCCCATGTGGTACTTCCACCACCACCACTATATTGTGGGATGTTCAAAGTTGACCCAATCAAAGTTGCCGCGCCACTCGTTCCCGTTGTGGTTAATGACAAAGTTGATTGCTTTGTGTTAAGTTGTGTTTGTATAGCACTTGTAACACCATTTAAATACCCATATTCAGTATCATCCACAGTACCCGAACCAATATCGGATGCAGACAAAACAACTGTGCCAGTTTTACCCGCCACGCTTTGTACTGGGGATTGTGCTTTGATTTGGGCGATGTTGATTTTCTTCGTGGTGTCATCGCTAATGTCTACAATTGGTAAAACATCATCATTTGCGATGTTTACGATTGCGGAAAGGTCGGTTATTTTTTTATCAGCCATTATTGTGTAATTACGATTTTGCCCAAATCTTGTTGCAAGATAAATGAATCATCTTGTTGTTGCAAATATCCTTGATTTGGTATTATTTGTGTTGTTATTATTATTTTGCCTAAATCTTGTTGTAATATGTATGACCCGTCTTGTTGTAACAAGAAACCAGTATCAGTTGGAATCGGTGGTTCGGGTGTTCTTGTGATATTCCCAATCCCTTGCGCCCATAAAGTACCATCACAACACTTGCGTGAATACTTCAATGTATCCTTGCATAAACAACTCCGCGTTCCACCACCTTGCGGGGATGACCTCGATGGGGTTTTCCACCCGTTTTGTGTGTTGTTCGGATTATTTGGGTTGTTCCAATTGCTCATTTTCTTATCAATGCAAAAAGTAAAAGTAAAAATAACACCGATCCAATCGCTACACCAATTTTTTGTGGTACACTGATGCGTTCCCTATACTGAACTTGTGGTGGTAATTGAATGGTCTTGGTGTAACGGATGGTATCTGCCTTTACAATTGTATGAACTCTTATCACATTGTGATTTCTGTAAACAATCGTTTTAACGCCATCCTTTTCAATTGTGAGGGTATCAATCGTTTTTGTTGTAAAAGTGTCTGTAATGGTCACAGAATCACGCACAAACACGGTATCAATGCCATACACACTTATTTGTGCCATGGCGGGGTTCTTTTTGATGGCTTGTTCTAAATGCCACTGCGCAGAACACCCCGTCAACAAAATGATAAGTGTTAATAATTTACCACCTTTGACAAACAAATCACACTTCACCTTATTGATGGTTTTCAACTGCGTCATGTAATTGGTCAATTTCTTGACCTTTTCATCCTTTGGCTTGTATGTCTTTTTTACAGATTCCATGA